CCTAGCAGCGATGGGCGCGTTCACGCTGGCCATGTTCTTTATCCCGCTGGAGCGGGTCGAGGCTTTGGCTGACATCTCGAATCTCTTTTACATCAGCGGCGCCGGCATCGTCGGAGCCTACATGGGATTCACTACACTCGGAGGAAAAAAATAATGCTTGGTGTTCTCGCATCAATTCTTGGAAACGGCGATGTCATTAAAAAGGGCATGGACCTTATTGATGATGTCCACAGCTCAGACGAGGAGATGGAGCGCGTCAAGGCCCAGGCCAAGATCGATACAATGAAGGCGTTTGCCCCTTTTAAAATTGCCCAAAGATATTTGGCCCTGATGTTCACGGCCACCTTCCTGGCGTCCTTCGCGCTTGTCCTGGTTATGACGCTGCTGGGCAAGACGAACATTCCCGACATCAAACAGGTCATCGATGACTTTTACCTGGGCGAAGCAATGCTCACCATCCTGGCATTTTATTTCGGCGGCGGGATGCTCGAGGGCGTGGTCGGCAAAGTGAAGGCTAAGAAATGAAACTATCTAAAAATTTCAGCCTGGTCGAAATGACCAAGAGCCAGACGGCGCTTCGCAGGGGCATCGATAATACGCCGCACCCTTCCCAGGTCGAACATCTGGAAAGGCTCTGTGAGGCCGTCCTGCAGCCGGTGAGGGACCATTTCGATAAGCCGGTCACAATCACCAGCGGATATCGCTGCGCTGAGCTGTGCATCGCCATTGGATCAAAAGCCACCAGCCAACACGCGAAGGGCCAGGCGGCTGACTTTGAGGTTCCTGGTGTTTCAAACATGGAGGTCGCGCAGTGGGTAGCTGACAACTGCGAGTTCGATCAGCTCATCCTGGAGTGTTACACGGGCGGCAACACCGGCTGGATCCACTGCTCCTATGTTCACGAGCCGCGCAAAGAGCTGCTCACATACGACCGTACAAACGGTTATCGGAAAGGACTGATCGATGCCTGAGAAACTTGAGCGCAGCCTGATGGCCCAGGCAAAAAAGAAAGGCCTCAAGGGCAAGAAGGCGGACGCCTATGTTTACGGCACACTGACAAAGGTGGCAGGACCCAAGGGTGCGAAGAAGGCCGGCATGACCGGATCTGTCCGCCGTGGCTAAGACGCCAGCCTGGCAGCGCAAGGCCGGCAAGAATCCATCTGGAGGCCTCAACGCCAAGGGCCGGGCCTCAGCTCGGCGCCAGGGGATGAACCTCAAGGCGCCCGTCAAGAAGGGTGACAATCCTAGACGCGCTAGCTTCTTGTCTCGCATGGGCAATATGCGTGGTCCTGAGCGAGACGGCAAAGGCCGGCCAACAAGGCTACTGCTGAGCTTACGCGCCTGGGGGGCGAGCTCGAAGGCAGACGCTCGCAAGAAAGGCGCAGCAATTTCCAAACGCAACAAGAAAGGAAAAGCGTGATGGCATACGGCAAAGGTGGTTACGGAATGAGCAAGGCCAAAAAGGCCAGCATCCTCAAGATGGCAGGCAAGAAAAAGCCGCCAATGAAGAAGAAGTGATGGCGAAGAAATCGACCGTCAACAAGGCTGGCAACTACACCAAGCCTGGCATGAGAAAGCGTCTGTTTAAGTCGATCCTGGGCAGGGCTACCCACGGGACAGCCAGTGGGAAGTGGAGTGCTCGGAAGGCGCAGCTGCTGGCCCGAGAATATCGTAAACGGGGTGGGGGATATCGAAACTAATGCACAATCCTCAGCACAGTTTGAAACAATGGGGCAAACAAAATTGGCGCACCAAGAGCGGCAAGAAGAGCTCGGTCACGGGCGAGCGATATCTGCCCGAGGCAGCGATCAAGGCCCTGACGCCTGGCGAGTATGCTGCTACCACCAGGGCGAAGCGCAAGGCGAAACGCCAGGGCAAGCAGTTCTCGAAGCAGCCCGAAAGCATTATGAAAAAGACCAGGCGGTTTCGATAGCGCATCACAGATCCTTGTGATGCAGATGCAACGACCCGCATCACAAACCCATCACAAGCGAGGTGCTCTGACATAACTTTCGGCATGTCTCGATGACATTTACCTTGGACGTAAGCGATTGTTTTGCTACGTTTCAGAGCATGTCAGAGCATGGTTTCGACGGGTTCGAGTCCCGTCACTCCCGCCATTTCCAGGACCAGTAAGTCTCTGAAAGCATTAGCTTTTGGAGACTTTTTTTTGTGCCTGCATCACAAGCGCATCACAAAGATATCAAGAATCAGTCTCCAAAAATGCAAGACAGGGCGCGGGATTATCCCTTGACCTTGGCATATTATGCCCCCATATTTGATATGTAGGGTCAATATTGAGAGGAGATGAGATGACCGTTGAGCTTCACGAGATCTGGGTCTGGCCTGACCTGACGGTCAAACAGGACCACGAGCCTTTCAAGGCTTTCACCTGGCGCGGCCGGGAGGAGGCCGGCATTGCCAAGGCTTGGGAGGAGGCGCCCAAGTTCGGCGTCGTTCCCTTCCTGGTGACGGCGCGGCCATACGAGGGTGAGAACGAAGTCATCACGATTCCTGGAGTTAATGAGAAGGAGGTTGCATGACGGACAACGGTGTAAAAATCATTGCCAAGTTCAAAGACGGTGACGGGTACACTGCCGAAAAGAACGGCAAGACATACGCAAAAAAAACTTTCGACACTTTCGAGGAGCTTGAGGAGTTCTGGGAAACCCGGTTCCTTCACAACAAAGAAGCCAAAACGAAAGTCATCGGCAAGACTGTCTTCTGGTGGTTGGTCGAAGAGAAGGAGGCTGCCTGATGAAACTAGATGTCACCCAACACAAGTCGCGAGCTCGCAAGGGCTGGGCATCCTGGTGCGTTGATACCAGGACCGTCCTCGAGGATGGCGAACAAAAGTATTTCGCCACCGAGCAAGAGGCCCACGCCTACATCGGCCGACTCGAGGACGAGCTGCAGCTCAACACAGATGGCGCCTGGGATTGGACGTTCTACGATCTGCTCGGCTTCGAGAAGGACAAGCCTGTCGGCGGATGGGTCAAGCATCTGCAAAGCGAGTACGACAAGGGCAAGATCAGTAAATCGAGCTGGTCTGAGAAACATCGTCACGCGAAATATTTCCTGACGCTCAAGGTGAACAACAAGAGCACTGCCCAGCTCAAGGTCCGCGACCTGGAGATGAAGCATGTCCAGCTGCAGCTGCTCGATCAGATGGCTGTCGGTCACACGAAGAAGACAGTCAAGAACATCCTGACCAGCCTTCGCGCGATGAATCGTTACGCGATTCTGATCGGCTGCCGGAAGACTGATCCCTGGCAGGGCGCGGTTGCCATCGGCGAGATCGAGGGCAAGGCGACAGACGGCAAGGTCGCACGGGTCCAGCCGGCGGTGGTCAAGTCGATCATCGGGGTGATGGATCCCTGGTGGGCGCTCATGGCTACCTTCGCCAGCTCGACCGGGCTGCGGCAGGGCGAGCAGCGCGCACTGACCTGGGCCGACCTGGACCTGGATGGCTGCAAGGTCGATGTCAACAAGGCGGTCAAGCACCGGGCTGAGGTCGGTCCTCCGAAGTCTCCCAAGGGCTACCGGAAGGTCACGCTGCCCAGGGGCCTGGCGATCCAGCTGCGCGAGCTCTACATCAAGCGCGGCCGGCCGGCCAAGACCGAGCTGGTCTTCCCGACCAGGACGGGCGCCATCATCAGCGACAGCCGGTTCCAGGAAAACATGGACAAGGCTTGTGCCCAGGCCGGCGTCGAAAAGATCCGCTGGCACGATCTGCGGCACTACTACGCCAGCCAGCTGCTGCGCGCTTTCAAGAATGATTGGTGGACGATCACCAACCTCATGGGCCACGAAAGCGTCCAGACAACCGAGCAGACCTACGGTCACTGGATCGAGGATGATGAAAAAGATGCCCACATGCTGGACGCAGTGAGCTCGATCTTCGAATAATCCAATATGCCTTTAATGGCGATTAGGGCCGCGCTGGCGGCCCTTTCTATATAGGGGTGGGTCAGTAGCCGGCCATGCGTCCATCAGCTCGCTGAGCTCCTCCTGACTCCCGTAGGGCACGATCTCCTCCTTCCGCTCGCTCGAGACCCGCCGCCGCTTCTTGGCGACGGGTTTCTTTTGCTGCCTGGTGGAATCGGATCGCGAGGTCATCCAGCTGCTCAGCTGTCATCGACCTGGTCAGATACGAGCCGTGGGCCAAGACCCTCAGCTCCCCCAGGACTGGCCAGACCAGCAGCTCCGCTGAGCTGCTCGATGTCCTGACGCCGGTAGTAGAACCGCCGGCCGTTTCGGATCTTCTCAATGCCCTGGGCATCAAGGAGCCGAGCTGTTTTCTGACGCGCCGCATCACCGTCACTACCGAATAGGACAAGGCTGGCCTCCGCTGTTGTCATCATCGCGCCCACCATCAGATCGCATCCCAACTTGCCGGGGCAGCTGGTGCAGCTGCAGGAGCTGGCGCCGGGGCGGGTGCCTGGTCTCGAGGCTTGTTCGGGTAGATCGCGAAGGTGGCAACCTTGGGGAAGTTCTTCACCTCTTCGCCATCTCTGAGTGACAGCGTGATGCTGAGCTCGACGCCGGCATCGGCCAAGATCTTGCCGAGCTCGTCGCACTTCGCTTTCTGCTCGGCGGTCATTGGCTCGAAGCGCCGCGTGTCCTCGTTGAAGTCGGTTCGATACTGGATCCAGGCTGTGGCCCGGTACAGATTCGGCGCCTGATTCGGTGCAGCTGCTTTGATGTCTTCACGCAGCTTGATCTCGGCGCGGCTGAGGTGAGGTGAGCTCATGTTCTTTCTCCCGTGTTGGCTTTCTCATATTGCTCGTCGTAGTACGCTCTGAGCAGCTCGAAGAGCTGCTGATCGGCAGCCTTGAGACCTTTCAGATCTTTCATGTTGCCGCTGAGCCAGCCCGTTAGTTTCGAGGCGCCACCTTCCTCGCTGGCCAGCTTTTTGATTTTGTTCATGGCGCTGTTCGCCCAGGTCTCCCAGGCACTACGCTCGGGCTCTTCTGCTGCCGGCTCTGGCGCCGGCTCTGGTGCAGCTGCGAGCTGCGGCCGCGATGCTTTGAAGTCGTCGGCCTCTTCCTCGGAGTAAACATCACCCGCCACATTTATGAGCTTGAGGATCACGCGGTCCTTGGCACGTTTCTCAGCCATCGCAAACGGGTAGCCGTTTTTGTTGTTGTAGGGTGTAGCCTCGCCGATAGACCATTCGACCTGGTCGCCCATGCGGCCGGTCACCAGCATGACGACCGTCTTCGATTCGGCGCTTGCCTCAATCATCACAGGCGGCTCGAAGGTGATCTTCTTGTGAGCTGCCACCCGCTCAAGGGCCTTGTGCGTTACAGCGAAAACGCCGGTGTTGGGTCGGACTTCCCAGGTCGCGTCCTGGGGGGCAAGCCCCAGCTCGTCAAGGATCTGCTTTAGCTGCTCAGGGATTTTAGCCATTGCTCGCCCCTCCCTGTAATCTGCCAGACGATCTCCTGCCGGCCTCGGTCATTCTTGGCGCGCTCGCCGCTATCGCGGACCAGGCCCATGCGCTCGAGCTCGGTCAGCCTGGGCTTGACGCTGTAAAGCCAGGCGTCCATCTTTTCGGCAACCTGACTACCAGTTAGGCCAGGGTGGGCTGAGGCGAGGCTTTGCAGGGCTTTGAGCCTCAGTCCACTTAGCTTTGGGGCCACAAACTCGAGCGCGAGCTGCTCGGTATCAGGACCATGTCTGTGAGCTGTCGGCCCAGGATCGCCAGGCCAGGTGATTTCTTTCTGCAATTCAGCCTCCCATTAAAAGCGTGACCAGCACCGCGAAGCACCAAAGCGAGAACACGGCAAAGATCGATAAGAAAACGACGCCCAGAACGCGCAGTGCTTCGCGTAGCCTGGAATAAGGACGCAGCTGCCGGCCGGCGTCATCGACGTGCAGCCAGATTAGTTTCTGTCTCATGCTAACCCCCATACGCGCTTCGCCTCGGCCAGGTAGCCGGGCGGTTCGTTCCAGATGATGTTTTTGAAGTCTGGTGCGACCATGCCCAGCAGCTGCTCCTTGGTCTCGGCGGCTTGCAGGAGGTTCTCGGTGCAGCGGTGCTGGACCTTGATCTCCTCGACCACGTCAGCCAGGAAGTCATCCTTGAGCTCGTCGCAGTTTTCGGGCGTGAATATCTGATAGTTCGAGGCGCTGGCGTACACCAGGAAAGGCGGCTGCCTACCGTTGAGCGCCCAGAAGCCGGCCGCCTGGAAGACGTTTTTCATGTCGAACATGCCGGTCAGGGACTTTGGGATCGCAGCTGCTTTGAAGCCAGACTTGGCTCGCTTGTCGGGGCTCGACCATTTCGTCTTGAGATCGCCCCGGCGGTTGTAATCCGGCCTGGTGTTGTGCGGCAGCGCGAGCCCAGGCAGCATGTCGAGCAGCTCGATCTCGCCCAGGATCCGGTTCTCCCGAGCCAT